ACCCGACGGGATTATTCCGCTGCCGAGCACTGGCATGTGTCAAGCCTCCTGCTTTACCTGTTTCTGGCGCGATCCTCGTCGGTGCGAATCGCCTTCAAGATTTCATTGCGCCCCCACGCCTCCGGATCTTTCGCGATCTCGGCGAAGCCGGGCTGTTTATCGACATGCCAAAAGCCGCTGTCGTAAGTCGCATCGCTGGGCTTCGGCTCTTTGCTCGCCATCAGCATTGCGCCGGCTTCATAGTCGCCGATGTTGCGATCGACCATTAACTTCTCAAGGCGCTCCATAGCGTCGTCGGTGAACCCGTGCTTATCCTGGGTGTCCTTGCGCATTTTTTTGAATTTAGCGTCCTCGTCCGCGCGCCGCTTCCGCTCTTCAGCCGCCTCGCGTTCCTGCTTGTCCCTGTTCAAGCGATCTTCGACCCGATTCTCGATGTCGTAGTCGGGGATTTGCAGGTTGGGGTATTTTTTCTTGATCAGCGACTTGGCTTCGCGGTTGAGCTGCGGATCGTTATAAATCGACTCGACGAAGTCAGCCACTTGTCGCCGCGCTTGGAGGAAATTGTATTCCTCGTCCGAGAGGTTTCTAGGCATTGTTGCTCTTCCCGGCTATCGAAGCTTGCAGCGGCACGCCACCCTCAGGTTTCGGTACCACCTTCGGTATGGCTCCCCACTCGGAGATTTCGCTCTGAGTATCCACCTGCAAGATCGTCCGTGGAGGCGTCTCAGGCGGCGAAGTGATCGGCGGGTCGTAAGAGCGATTTTGTGCCATGGCTCAGTCTCCATCATGCTCCGGGCAAAGGGGTTGAGGGGGCAGGGGGCTGGTCGCCCGGTGGCTGCGCGCCACCCCCTCCGTCGGGCGTGCCGGGTGGGCCGCCCTGTCCGCCGCGCTGCGACATGAGTTTTTGCATGAGAGCGTTCCGCATGGTCGAGCGCAGCAAATCCATGATCTGGGTTTGCTGGGCGCCGGCTGTCGGTGCGCCTTGCGGCAGATGCCGCGACAAGCGGCTGACCGCTTGCACCGCGTCGCGATGCTGCTGACTGCCGGCCGCGAGCATCGGCAAGGCTTGCTGGATCAAGTCCACGGCGCTTTTAAGCTGCATCAAGCCCTGCGCCATGTTGCCCGGTCCGGGTGCCGAGACGGGCGGCGCCGCGCGCTGCCGCATAAGGCCGGCGAGAACGGGACCACCACCGGGCGGGCCGCCGCCACCACCGGGAGGAGGGCCACCGCCGCCGCCTGCGTCGGGGGGTGGTGATGATTGAGGATCAACGTCCGTGTTGGACATGCGTTACCCTCTTGGTCGCCCCGCCAGCGAGGGGCAGGGGCTGCTGACACCAGCGGGGCGGTGCCTCCGCTTCGAGGAGAGGCTGGCGGAACCTACACCCTCATCCGCGCTTCCGTCCAGCCTTCCCGCCTTGCTGCTTGTGCTGGCCGATGCCGATCACCTCGCGGATCAGTTCCTCCGACTTCTCCTGCTGCGCGGCTTTGGCCTGCTCCTTCTGGCGCTGCCGCAAGCGAGCGAGCAGCAATTCCGCACCCGGCGGATGCAGCATGTGGATCAAATCCTCGCTGTCGATGGCGCCGGCCCGGGCAAGCGCAATGGCAACTTGGCGGTTGTCCTCGGCGAAGGCGGGCGAGGCGGAATGGCTATCGACCTGCACTTGGAACCCGTCCGGCAAATCAATCAGCGTGAACTCGGTGCCCTTGTCGGTGACGTAAATCGAGGCGTCCATCGCCTGCATGATGCGGAGGCAGAGATAGCCGCTGGTGGCTAACTGGCGTTCAATGCGAGCCGCTTGGTCGATCAACCGGGGGCTGGATGTCCGAACAAGCGTCTGCGCATGAACGCCAGCGCGCACACCCGGCTCGCCTTGGCCACCCATGATGGGCGAGAACCCGGATGCCTCGTCAAACAGTTTGAACAAAAACTCCAATTCATCGAGATAGTTTTCCGGCGGCGGCTCGACCAGCTTCGAGGCCTTGGCGTTCGGGTTGGGGTCGTTGAGAAAGCCGCCTTCGTTGATGATCTTGAAATACTGATCCTCGGTGACGGACGTGAAGCCTGAGAACACCTGCGGCGCGTTGACGTTGCGGTCCCACATCACCTTGATGTCGCGGAGCCGCTTGTTCAGCACGTCCTGCAACATCTGCACGTCGGCGACCATTGAGCGGCCCCAGAAATAGCCGGGGGTCGCCTGCGCCTGCACCTTGACGAAGGAATGATTGCCGGGCACGCGCGAGATGTTGCGGCGCTGATCCTCGCCCTCGATGATAATCATCTCGGGGCCGTAAACCGCCTGAATTGTCGTGTAGTCGCCGCCGCGCTTGGCGTCTTTGATCCACAATTCGCAAAGTTTCACCGTCGGCTGCAAATGCCGCTGCGGCTTCCATGGGCTCGGCACCGGAAAGACGTTGACGATGCCGGCGGCCGACGGCTGGTCGCCCACGTCGCCGAGCGGCTGGAGCCCACCGACCACCATCTGGTGGAAGTAGGTCGCCTCCTGCTCATCGCGCTTGGCCGGCGCCGCGTCGAGGATGCGCTCGAAGATCGCTTTTTTCTTCGGGTGGTTGACCTCTTCCAGCACGGAGCGGAGCCGGGAGATGGTCGGATAGCTGACGTGGCAGAACGCCTCCTGCTCATCGAGGTCGAGGATCGTCTCGCTCATGACGCCGAAGTTTTGCGGGTGCACGGGCGCCAGCTTGAAGCCCTGATCGTGCGGCACATGCTTGAGCAGGTAGCAGCCATTGACCAGCGCCCAGACCGTCGCCTCGGCGAAGGTGATATCGCTGTCGGTCTGGCGATAGTCGGCGGTCAGCTTCTCGCTCGTCACCTGCGCGCGTTCCAGCACGTCCTCGGGCTCAGTGCTGTCGAAGATGATGTTGTAGCGCACGTCGGTTGGCTGCATCAGGAAGCCGGCGAGGCGATCAATGAACGGCTTGATCTTGTTGTAGATCGCGGCGTTGGTGCCGTAGGTCCCCATGTAGTAGTACTGATTGGCGCGGGCGTAGATCATCCCGCGCTCTTCGCTGGAGGCCATGCATTCGTCGGTAACCTCTTTGATCCATTCTTCGAGGTCCCGTTTATCCTCCGGGATACGCAACATCGCCTTGCCAAATCCAATGGCCGAGATTGAAGTTGTAGCAACTATATCCAATGCGTGGCAGCACGTCGGTGTCGAACACGTATTGCAGCGGCGGGTCGCTTTCAATCGCGATGACGTACCGCTTCTGCGGCCACGCGAGGAAGTTGCCGTTATAGGGGCCGCCGGTGCACAGTCCTTGGTACTTGAGTTCTTCTGTCATGTTCTCTCTCACCATACTTTGATCATGCGTCGTTTCGAGACTTCGATTAAGTCGGGTAAATCCCCGCTCTTGAGCGTTGATTGTAGCACGTCGAGACCGCTGCCGTACTTCAAGCGCGTCTGCCGGCCCATCACGACGGCCTGTTGCAGCGTCTCCTGCGCTGCCGACCATTGCGAGGGCGCGACGTTCGCCGTCGTGTCCTTGTAGCGCGCTTGCGTGCGCTCGCCTTGCTTGCGGCCCACGTTCATGTCGCTGACATGATAGTCGTTCGCCGCGATATCCTCCGCAATCGCGTGCGCGCGGGAGGTCGCCGATCCGCCGAGAGAGACGGGCTTGAACTCCTGCCGCATGGGCCGCTGCGCGCACATCGGGCATGGCGGCGGCGGGTCGTCAACCTGATCCATTGACAGGGTCACGTCCATCAAGTGGAAGCAATCTTCACACGCATAGGTGCGAATGATCGGCATCAGAGCGTCAGTTCCTTGATGATCCACATCACGCTCTCTTCGAGCGAGGTCAGCGCCAGCGAATGGTAGCGGCCACCCTTAACCTGATCGAAGAGCGTTTCCAATTCCACGGCCTTGTTCTTGATCGCGTCATGCAAGGTTTTCTCGGCGTCGGTTAGCGCGCGGTAGCGCGGCCGGAAGCGTGAAATCGGTAGGTTGACATCGTCGCTCTGGCGTCCGTCGGGTTGGCCTTCGTAGACATTCGGCATGGTCGCTCCTCCTAAAATCTTTCGTGCCGCGCTCTGGCCTTGCGGTTGATCTCGGCCATCTTCTGCGAAAAGGCGAAGCTCAGCATGGTGCCCGGGTCCTGCGGCGGCCGGTCGCCCTTCACGCTGTCCCATGTGAGGTTGCGGGCGATCAGCCCGGGACGCCGCCACTCGATCCACGCATGATGCGCTAAGACCAGCGCGCTCACAAGATCGTCGTTGACCCCGGTGTCGGGTCCGGCGCCGATCCAGCCGGCATCCTCGATGACCGCTTGCAACTGCTGCACCAGCCGCGGCGACCTGATCTCGATGCGCCGCAGCATCAGGCTGTCGCGCAGTTCGCTGTAGACCTGATGCTTGTTGTCCTGATTGGCTTTCCACGCGATGACGTTGCCGGCGCCGCCCAACGTGTCGGGCCGCTTGTATAGAAACCAGCGCACGGCACCGATCATGTCAAGTATTCCGCTTGTCCCGGGCTCACCTTGCAGGATGCCGCGCTCGGCCAGTTGCCGCAGATTGCGAACCTCGGGGATCACGGCGGCGCCTACTCCGGTCACTTCGAGGTTGGCGAGGTGATCGCGGTAGGCGCCGGCCATGTGGGCGAGCACCCAAGCGAGTTGGTAGGTCAGCGGGCGGTTGGTTCGGAACTCGGCCACCTGCACCACGCGGTCGGCGTAGTTGCGAAGCACCTGTATGGCGTGGTCATTGGCGTCACCACCGCCGCCGCCCGACGGATCAACGCCGATGGTGTAAACGCCGTCGGACTCGGGCGGTTCATAGACGCGCAGCATGGCGTCGTCGCGCTCGGTGGTTTGCTCAATGTGCGAGCCAAGGAACGTCTCCTCGAAAACGTACTTGTAGCCCTTGTACGGAGCGCCTTGCGCGAGTTGCTCGCCGATCTCCAGCGTGCGCGCGGCGGGGAAGAAGCCTGATCCGGAGGCGATGAAGCATTCGCGCTCATGCCACGGATAGTGCCGCAGCATGTATTCCTCGGCCCGAAACTCGCTCTCGCGCCGCCACCACGCGATTTGCTCAGGCTTGACGACGACGCCGTACTGCTGCTTGACGTAGCGCGCCCGCTCGATCTCGTCCTCGGTCAGATGACCGTCCCAATAAACCTTGTAGTCGGGATCGGATTTCGGAATGGCGTAGGTTGGGTTCGCCCAGAAGCCGATGAAGATGAACTTCATGTGCCGGTCGGCCTTGGCTTGCTGGCAATGGTTGTAGAACCAATTGAACCCGTTCGCGATGCTCTCCCAGATGTAGAGCCGGTGCGGGTTCTGCCGTGCGAGCGAGGCCTTGAGGCTTTCGACGCCGGCCAGCGATTTCCACTGCGCACACTCCGTCGCGTGCATCATGTTCAGCGCCCGCGACGCACCGAGGTCCGGATTGGACGCCGCAGCCATAAGATCAATGACAGAGCGGTTCGCAAAAGCCATGCCGCTGCGATTGTTCTGTATGAGCTTGTGCTCCGGACCTCGCCACTCATCTGGTAAAGTTTCCAGAAGACTAGCAAATATCCGTCTAAGACGTTCAAGGTTATCCGTTCGATCCGCGATAATAGCACCTTGAACGCCCTCGTTCGCCAGTGCCCAGAATAATTCGATAACGGACGAGACCGTGGTGATGGCCACCTGACGGCATTTCAGGATGACGAACTCGTGGACCCCCTCTTGCAGTCCACGGGCCACCGCGTCGATGACGATCTTCTGTGACGGCCACGGGTCGATATGACATCGACCCGTTTCTTTGGTGTCTAGTTCGACGCTAGACAGAAGATCGTAGATGCCCTGTCTAATCGTGGCCATGGCCGGCTTCTATTTGAAAGGCTTCTCTGGCGGCGGCACAATCGGGA